GTTGCATTACATTCTAACACTGGGCCTTTTCAGACTTCTTTTCATCAAAACGACACAAAACTTGCCGTAAATTTTAATTTAGACAACGAGAGTCAACACACTTCATTTACCTTTAATTGTGCCGCAGGGGATGAGTGTCACATTGAATCAGATGCTGGTGATAATTTTTACAATGGCACTGGTTCACAGCGATATACTTGGGCTACTTGGGCAAAGTTAGTATAGGAGACTGACATGGCACTAACACGAATAACAAATATAAAGCCTTCCTCTTTACCTAGCGGCTCTGTAATTCAAACAATTACAAATTCTTCTACTGGCGTAGCTTCAAATAAAACAAATACAAGCTATGAAGATGTTCCAGATTTTACTGTAACAATAACTCCTACGAGTACATCTAGTAAAATTTATGTATCTGCAAGTATGTATGGGTTTAATGATATAGTAACATCAACAAATACAAATATGAATGTACAACTTTTACGAGACAGCACAGTTTTAGCTACTATGGTTTGTGGCTGTCACACTAGTTCTGGTGGATTGCGAATAAGAGATAGTATAGCTTTTGTTGAATTAGATACTCCAGGAACAACAAGTGCTGTAACTTATAAAATACGAGCATCTACAAGCCATAGCAGTTCTGAATATTATATTTCTTCAGGCGAAATAATTGTTATGGAGATTGCAGGATGAATCAAAATGATATAGCAATAGCAGCTGGTGGCATATCAGCACCCCTGTGGCTACCTGCACTAAATGAATGGGTAGCATTAACAGTAGGAGTACTTTCTATAATTTATTTAGGAATAAAAATTTATACCTTGTGGTGGAAGTAAAATGATCGCAGAAACAATGGCAGGTATAGCTTTAGTCAAAGGCGCTGTTGATGGCATTAAAAGTGCTATTAACACCGCTAATGATGTTAGCGATATAGCTGGTTATATTGATAAATTGTTTGAGGGCGAAAAACAAGTACAACAAAAAAGAAATAAACAAGCAGGTTATAATAATTTTGGTGAGTATGCAGGAGTTGCAACTGAAATAATAGATGCAAAAATAGCACAAGAAAAAATGCGTGAGGTAGCTACTCTTGTAGACTTAAGATTTGGGCCTGGAACTTGGAAAAGTATTGTAGATGAAAGAGCTAAACGATTAAGAGAACAAAAAGAAAAAGAATTAGAAGCAAAACGGCTTAGAATTAAACAACAAAAAGAATTTGAAAATACAATTAAACAAGCAGCAATTGCATTTTTAGTAATTGGCGGTATGATTAGTATAGTAATTTTTACTTTAATTTCAGTAGCTAGAGCGCTTTCTATTTCATAGGAGGACATTATGTTTGAAGCATTTGTATTAGTTTGCCTAATGGGAGATATTGAAACAAAAAAATGTTTAGAAGCAGTAGACACAGAAGGGCCATATAAAACGCAAGAAGAGTGTTTTAAAAGAGTAAATGAGATGATAGATGGTTTTATAAAAACTCAATTGCCTTATCAACCAGCTGCTTTTCGTTGCACAGAAATAAAAGAAAAGGAGTATTTAAGAACATGATACAAGCATTAATTGGGCCTGTAACAGGTCTATTAGATAAATTTATTCCTGATGCAGATGAAAAAGCTAGAATTGCACATGAATTAGCTACAATGTCAGAACGTCATGCGCATGAACTTGCTAAAGGACAACTAGAAGTTAATAAAGCAGAAGCACAAAGCCGTAATATATTCATAGCTGGTTGGAGACCTTTTATTGGGTGGACATGTGGTATTGCTTTGTTTTGGCATTTTGTAGGTTTACCTATTACTCTTTTCTTTGTAAGTTGGTTTGCTGTAGAAATTCCTACGTTACCTGCTTTTGAGATGGAAACACTTATGACTGTACTTATGGGTATGCTTGGTCTTGGTGGTCTTAGAACATTTGAAAAAGTAAAAGGTAAAACAAAATGAATATAGATACACTTAGAAAAGAAATAACAGATGATGAAGGTGTAGAATATTGTATTTATCTTGATCATCTTGGTCTACCTACTTTTGGGATTGGACATTTAATTAAAGAAAGTGATCCTGAATACGGTCAACCAGTTGGAACATCAGTATCAACAGAGAGGGTAAATAGCTGCTTTGAAACAGACATACAAACAGTGTTGGATGAATGTAATAAACTTTATGATGACTTCTACGAATTACCCGAAGAAGTACAACATATAATTGCTAATATGATGTTTAATATGGGTTATCCGCGACTCAGTAAATTTAAAGGTATGAAAGCAGGTGTAGATTCTCGTGATTGGAATCGTGCTGCAGATGAGATGGTTGATAGTCGGTGGTATAATCAAGTTACTAATAGAGCAGAGCGTTTGGTTAAGCGTATGCGTAATATATAAAACGCCCTTATACGGGGAGAAACGTATTTATATATTAAGAGGTTAACCAAATGAGAAACACAGCATATGTAGGTCCATCGATGCCTATTTCAGAAGAAATCGATCAGATGAAATACCGATTACAAGATGAAGATTTTGACGGTAAAATTAAACGCATAGCAAGGGCATTATCAGACGGAATAGAACATCAATATCATTTGGAAGATATCTTAGGCAATATGCGTTTTCTTCCTGCTGGTCGTGTTCAAAACGCTATGGGTAGTCCTCGAATTACTACTGCTTACAATTGTTTTGTATCAGGAGTTATTGAAGACTCTATGAATAGTATTATGGAAAGAGCTTGTAATGCTGCAGAAACAATGAGACGAGGAGGCGGCATTGGGTACGATTTTTCTCGTATTCGTCCTAGGGGCGATCTTATTAAATCTCTTGATTCTAAATCTAGCGGCCCTGTCAGTTTTATGGGCATTTTTGATTCTATCTGTCAAACTATCGCGTCAAGTGGCCATCGCCGTGGAGCGCAAATGGGCGTATTGCGTGTCGATCACCCTGATATTTTTGATTTTATTCGAGCTAAGCGTAATAGTGATAAGCTTACTGGCTTTAACATCTCAGTGGGAATTACTGATAAGTTTATGGAGGCCATATTAAATGAAGATGATGATGGCTTTGATCTTACTTTTGACGGTACTACTTACTCACGAATATCTGCGAGGGAACTGTGGTCTGAAATTATGGAATCAACATGGGACTGGGCAGAGCCTGGGGTATTGTTTATTGATAGAATAAACGACAATAATAATTTATGGTATTGTGAAACAATAGAAGCTACTAATCCTTGTGGTGAACAACCACTCCCTGCTTTTGGTGCTTGTCTTCTTGGTTCATTTAATTTAACTCAATATGTAGAATCAGATGAGTTTGATTATGAACACTTTAAACAAGATATTAAACACGTAGTAAGAGCTATGGATAATGTTATTGATAGAACTATTTATCCATTAAAGGAGCAAGAGGATGAAGCAAAAAATAAACGAAGAATGGGGCTTGGAGTCACAGGACTTGCCAATGCTGGCGAATTATTGGGATACCCGTATGCTTCAGATGACTTCCTTGCTTGGATGGCTACCGTCTTCAAAACTCTCAGAGACGAAACATATAGAACCTCATCTGAACTTGCAGCAGAAAAAGGAGCTTTTCCACTCTATAATGAACAATATTTAGAAGGCGAATTTATTAAATCACTTAGTCATGATGTGTATGCGTCTATTAAAACAAACGGAATTAGAAACAGCCACTTAACTTCAATTGCGCCTACAGGCACGATTAGCCTATGCGCAGATAACGTATCAGGAGGAATTGAACCTGTCTTTAGTCATTACTACGATAGAACTATCCAGACTTTTGAAGGACCAAAAGTTGAACGAGTTGAAGATTATGCTTACTCAATGGGAGTTAAAGGTAAAACAGCTAACGAAACAAACGTACAAGAACATCTTAAAGTACTATTACTTGCACAAGAATACATTGATTCAGCGTGTTCTAAAACTTGCAATGTAGGAGATGATGTTACTTATGATGAGTTCAAACAGGTTTATGTTGATGCCTGGAAAGGCAGGGCGAAGGGATGTACAACGTTTAGACTTAGTGG